TTGTTGAATAGAGCACACCCAGGTCCAAATGTGCTAATTGCCATTCGGTATGTCTGTAGGGGGATGCCGTCATTGACAAGAGTCTCTGCAAGGTATTTGCTTCCCCATGCGTCATAAGCGACTACACGAAGATCAAATTCTGCTTTTGCTTCACGAATAGCAATACGAATCTGCTCGTAATCTATTTCTCTACCAGCAGAAAGTTCTAATTTACCTTCCTTTGCCCATGTTCTAACAGGCATTCGGTAGTCCAATTCTCGTTGCGCCAATCCTTCCTTGGGAAACCAATACCGTCCCTTGATGGCAACTCTGCCGTCATCCATAGGAATTGCAATGACTAGAGCAGTCATATCACCACTTTTGGACAGGTCTAGACCAGCATATGCAGTTCGTTTTTGGGTATTTGCCCATTCAAACTTGGGGTCTTGCATACCCTCCCAGTAACTCATGTCCAACCATCCACCACTATTCTCATCAAACCGTGATCCGTGGAATCTACTAAACTCTGCTCGTCCCATAGGACTTTGCTTCATTGTATTCCAAGCACGGCGAAGGGAAACCATATCAGGTTGTCCATAAGGTAGACCAGGGTTCCCTTTAATCCATTTCTTCTCGTCTTCCAACTCATCGTTTGTGTCTAGTCCATAGAGCATTGCGAAGATGGTGTCGTCTGTAATCTCTCCTGTAAGCACACCTTCACATTGCTTTACGATCTCCATGTAGATTGTTTCGGGATTGGACCCAGGCGTTGTAATAATAACTCCTGTGCTTTCCTTACGCTTTGCTCCTGTTGTGAGCAGTTTGGTAAGGAATCTACCCTTGAACTCTGCTGCTTCGTCTGCCACCCAGCAGGATGGATTTAGACCGTCTAGGGAGCGTTCTAGGGCAGGGAGAGCAGTCATGGAGCAGTCTGCATCGTCACGGTCAATTGACTTGTAGCGGGAAATGCAGTCGTGATTTCCTAGACGGGAAAGCATTGTCTTTGCTGTGTCTAGAAGGATGCTTGCTTGCTCTTCGTTATTGGCAAGGACATGCACTCGTTTACCGTCACCTTGAAGAAAGTCGTAGAGTGCCAATCCTGCCATCAGGGTGGTTTTACCGTTACCTCGGGCAACCTGTAGCACATTTAGTTTAAATCTTTTACGCTTGTCTTCTGTGACCTTCCAGCAGAGGATATTGGTAACAACGAACAATTGCCAATCGTGTAGATTGAACTTTTCCTTTGACCATTCTCCTACTAGGGACAGGGATTCAAAGTGTGTGTTTACCTTCTCTGCTTCATCCCAATCAAAGTAAACATCCTGTCTCTCTAGGTCAGCAAAGAATCGTCGTGCAGATGCGTAGATCCACTTATTGTTATCTGTCTTGCCGTCTAGGATGTTCTGTGCGTAGGTGAGTATTCTTTCTTTTACTGATGGTTGATTAGAAGGGACAGTTGACATACGAACCCCTCGGACCTTCGCAAACAGTTTCGGAGTATGCAGAGGGGGGACGATGACCCCCAAACCCCTCAAATTCTACCCCCCCGTTCGCACCCGCACAATTATTCCAATAATCCGTGGGGAAAGATGCACTGAATTTCTTGTCCTGTGCAGAGGGGATACTATCTTCTTTATCATTTGGACGCATGGCATCATGATACTCATTCAGTTCTGCTACTAGAATGTTGATTAGATCGTGACATGCTTCAATATTATCAGGTAGTTTGAGTAGTCTATATCTCATTGGTGTTCCTCTTCTCTATGTTCCTTCTTGTGACACTCTTTACATAATGTCAGTAGGTTGTTCCATTTGTATATCAGATGTGGATGGGAATGTCTTGGATACACATGGTGGACTTCCTCACCTAGATTGCCGCATTTGGCACAGTATGGATGATACATCAGGTATTCTCTTCTTGTGTGATACCATTTCCATCCATTTAGTTTCTTTGGATCCTTTATGAGTTTAGGATCTGTAAACTGCTTAACCTTTGGTCTGGGATTGAATGAGGGGATATTCTCTTCCCTTAAACGATCTTCAGGACTATCCATGATACGATCCATCCCACTATGATGGCAGTTGTGAATACGACACTCATGTTCGTATACCATTCCTTGAATCCTTCCCAGACTTCTCCTAGTGTAATGTTCTTTAGCATTTGTTCTTCCCTTCTTGATATTCTCTTTCTTGGACTGCTGCTGCTACCCTTACTGATAGTGCTAGGTAGTAGGCATCTATGATATCGTTTACAGGTGATGCTGGTTTATCCGTTGGTTTGCGGTTGAATACACCCTGTATGTCATAATCAGTATCTTGATAGAAGGCATCTCGCATCTGTTCCTTCTTGGCATTTCCCTTACCTGTGGCACATTTCTTTATGGAAGATGGTGAATACAGGTCGTATGAGATATCATGCTTATAGAGGAAATACTTAAGGATTCCCATGTTCTCTGCCAATGCGGTGATGGATGAATGCTTGCTATAGGCATAATCCTCTAATGCAACATGCTTGATGTTCTTGGCATTGAGAATAGTAATCACCCACTCTGCTATTGTTTCATAACGCTCTTGGTCGTTTTCCCATGCCCCGAAGAGACTCCCGTTTATGTTATCTTTCTGGATAGCGTATTTAACCTTATTGGTCAGATAGTGTGCTTCACAGATCTGGAATGGAAGGATGAAGTCAGGTTTAGGGGTGGGAGGAACGATCACAAGAGCGGGGCAGGACAATGAAAGATCTATCCCTGCCACTTGTTGATTATGATACTTGAAGATGTCATCTGGTTGTAATGTCATTCTGGGATTGTGGACGAATGCTCTTTACAGGTTTGCCCTTTGTTCCACCACCAAGATATTTATTAAATCCTGATATGTGAGTCTGGAATGCCTTGATGTATGCCACTTCCAGATCCTCTGCTGCTTGCTTGTCAGTAGTGGTTGTAATGATCTGCTGAAGGAACTCTGGGAACTTCTTGTGGTCTGTAGATACGGTATTCATATGGTAGTGCAATGGTCTTGCGTGCTTGGATAATGATCTTGCTCTTACCTTATGCTCTGTCCATCTGTTTCTTGGATCATTTGCTGTCTTACCGACATAGATGACTTTACCGTTCTCTGATATTGTGTAGATTGTATATGTGTCCATTCTTGTCTCCTTTTTTCTTGGTGGCATAGAACCATTCTTGCCACTCTATTATGTATATTATACACATCTTTGACAATTCCTTGTATCCGTTTCTAGGTTATTAGGAATTTCTTCTAGAAGCATGACTATTTGTCACCTATGCCCGTCCTCCGCAAGATGCTGCGGACGGGAAAGATAAGAACCCCAAACTGCTCGGGGTTCCTATCCAAAAGGGAGATTTAAATGGCACTAGTATGTATATCGTCTTCTATGTATCCATCAAAGGTATTGTATCTACCGTTGAACTGTAGTTTTCCATCCAAATACTTTGGTGCTACTCGTCTAGTTTTACCGTTCCAAGTTATCAATAACTGGTAAGGATGTCCTTTACTGTCCATTAGGATCTCTTGTATGGTTGCCTTATGTTTCTTGGTTTCACCATATTGGTTGGTTTCATAAAGTTCAAGTGGAATGTTCGTTAGGTGTATATTTTGGGGCAAGATGTTATCCTCTAGACTATGTAGACGGAAGTCATACCTGATTTTAGATCCGTTGAGTATGGATGCAACATCCCCATACCAGTCAGTCCAAATAAAGGACAACTGATATGGAGGTTGTCTGATTTTGAGTCCATGTCTCGTATATCAGCAACTTGCACTCTATGACCATCTCTGGACAATCATCCCTTCTAGTGCTATGAGTATTGCTACCCCAAGTCCGTGGTTAGTCCGTAGACTTGATTTTTCCTTACATCATCCACGATCTCACGATTTCAATCTACTGGTGGAGCAGGGAAACTTATGGTTTGCCAACCTGATGAAATGTTGTCTGTCAGGGTTTGTTCAGTCTCGGATCCTAATGATCTGCTTTGAACTACGAGCACCTACTTCCCGAACTTTTACTTCGGAGTCCCCTCAAGAACTATAGTATGTATACCCGAAAAGATTTCCACAGTCAAGTTTTCGGTTCGTTTTTGGAAATTCCTTCAGAATTTTGTAGAAATTGTTCCATTTTCTTCGTGAACTCTTCTCTTTTGGCATGGTATTTTTGAACTTCCTCTGGGGTAAGCACCTTATTACCAAATGGGAATTTCTCATTTAACGCTTCCTGACGCTTGACGCACCCACAGTCCTTCTTCCCGTAGAACCGTCTTATAAGCGGTTTAAAGGGGGTTAAAATTAACGCTACCAAGTCTCCTAATCCTCTCATATTTCCTCCTTAAATTAGGGTCACACTATATTCCATCCAATGCTTGTATACCCTCTTATTATACCCACTTCCCTGATAATTATTGCAACTGCACTCATAGACAGGTGGTTGGTTGCCGTATGCTCCATTCCAACAGGAGTGGGTATCTGTGCAAATAGATTCGGGGCAAGTCTCTAGATCGTATCTTTTCCAATAATCATACTGGGGTATGTATCCACCTGTGCATTGTGGATTTTGGCAAACACAGGTTCTATGTCCTTTACATCCACCTGAACAAATGTTGGTATTTGTGCAAATGAAACTGTCATTCTGTGGAACTGCACCATCGTAGAGATTATACCATTTTAGGGTGCTTCTATCAAAGGTATTGTTGTTTAGACACTCCCACTCTCCGTATATCTCTGCTAGGAATGGTTTAAAGACTGTATAAGGTGGAACTGGTGATCCACAGACATATTGTAGACACTCATTGTAGCAAGTATCAGTAAGAGTCAATGGCATCAGGAAGTCAAGTAGGATTCTATTTGTTGGAAATAGGTTCTGACCACTAATTGGCATATTGCAGGGGTCATAGCAGTCAATCTTTACATCCCCTGCTGCAATTGTTCCATTACCCACTTCTGTTGTTATGCGGCATTGCTGTAGATTCTGACATCCACGGCAGTTAGGTTGAATGTAGAAACCAAGGTAGGGATATGACTTGTTGGAATAGGTCATGTCGCTTTGCCATGTTCCCGACAGTCCATCGGATACCATATAGCAGTCAGATCCAACCGAATACTTTACCAAAGTCACACCACGAATAGTCACATCATGCTGTGCATAATCCTTGAGAACACCACCATCTACAATTTCCCATCTTTGGGATAGATCTACTCGCAATGTCTTTGTGGTGGTTGGAAGGCAAGCACACCAAGTCGGACAGTTAGGTGGTCCTCCACATCCTCCACAGCACTTCCTCTTCATATATCCTGCCATATTATTCCTTCTTTCTACTGAACTTTGGTTGTGGAAGCATTAGACCAGTAATACCTGTCAACGCTCCAAAGAGAATCCCCCCATACGGAATGCTGTTAGACGCTGTGGAAGCGGT